CCCCCACGCGAGTAAAAATTCCACGAACTCGGTGGCCTGTTCTTTGGTAAATTTCCGTGTCTGAAATCCAAGTTGGATAATGCCGTCACCACTTAAATTAGGGATAACTACGCCTGTTTTTTGTCCGCTATCTTTTAAATATTGGTCAACCAATAGCCGTTTCCAACTCTCAGCATCCCATTTACTACCCAGATGTTGCGCTTGTTTTGCTATTTCTCCAAGCATTGCGTGGTATTTTTCTTCTTGCTCACGGCTTTTGCCAGCGTCTTTTATCTCTAGCGTTAGTTTTTTACCAGATGCAAGTGCCTCTTTGACTTTAGGCCATAAGCCCGCCATCAGCGCGGTGGCGTTGTCTTTGGTTAGTTCTACTCGCACTCTTGCACCATTACATTTGCGCCAGCAGTATCGTGGTACACCTTTTTGATGTGCGCCTCAACTATTTGGCTGTCATCAAGATAAACAATGCCGTTCATTGCATCTGTAATGCTTTTGTAAACATTGTCAATGTCGATGCGTTTTGGAAATTCCAAACCCGCTAAACAGGCTTCCTTGCGTTTTTTTGAGTATGACGCTGGTATGGTATATCTGAGGTATAAAAACACAGTTAAAGCCCCTTTTAATGGCTCTGTTGCGCCTATTGCGTGTCGGGCTTTCATGGCCACATGGGTTTCATAGTCGATTGTTTTGGCATCGGTGTAGGTTTGCACAAACTGACCGCGCCTGGCAAACCGCGGCCTGCCTTTGGGTACTGGGTCTCCATCAACTGTAAATTGGATTATTAAAGTCATGTATTTTCTTTTTTATCAAGATAGGCAGAGTAGGAAAATCCTTTTTGTATATCTGCGTCATGTGCCTGGCATGTTCGATGGTCTTGGGGTTCATGGCCATCAAAGCGTAATGATTGGCTAGATATTCCACAAATGTCCCCAGTCCGTTCCAAGGCTTGAGTTGTAATAAATACGGACATGGGTTCTCCGTTACGGATTCTGTCAAGCAGGGCATGGGCCTGTATCCTTGTCATTTGCGTAGGCTTGCAATGTATTCACGAACAAACGCAGGCATAGGCGCGACGTTCTTTGTATCTTCCTCAATCTTTAGCAGAGCAGGGTCTTTAAAGTTGACATTGACATTTAGGGTCATCTCTGGCACTTCAGCCCCATCCCAGCGCATTTGATTGATGTAAACAAGTGGTGCAGGAATAAAAGCCCCATCGCCTTTTTTCCATTGCTCTGTTGTTTTCATCCAGACAACGTGTTTAATTATTTGGTCGGCTTGGAGGTCCAGTTTTAATTTATCCCATTTGGCTCGGCATTGCGCTTTGCCGCCTTTTCTAACATTGCTTGGCCAGGCTTTCCAGAACTCTTCAAACATCGTTTTCTTCCGTAGGTATAAAAATGCCAGTCCAGTTTTCTGCTTGTTGTTGCATCAAGTCTGGCAACAAGTTAAAAAAGACTTTTGTTTGTTCTGGGCTTATCAGGAACTGTGTAACCCTTCCACATTCAAAGCAGTCTTGTTTGATTACCAAGTAACCAGCATCAGACACATAAAACTCAGTAGGGTAACTATCACTTAGGTGCATCTATCTCTCCTTAGGCTTGCTTTTTGGTGAATGTTGGAGCAAAGCACAGCCTAACCGCATCAAGATGAAGTTTCGCTCTGTGCCGTGACTTGCTTTTCGGAGCCATGTCATCGCATTGCACTAACCCAGACTGTTTCAACCACCGCGCTCTAGGTATTCGCCCACGCTCCCTGCTCTGGCTTGCTCGTGTAACAGGGTATCTCTTGCCCAACCATCGACGTACCGCATTGGGCAGTCCAAAAGCAAAAACCCCGCAAGATGCTCTGTGGTCTTGGCTCTTGGCGAGAGCAACAGCAAGACGATTGAAGTGACTCAAAAGACTCGCTTGCCGTACGACAAGACCACACAGTACCCTGCGGGGTTTATTGGTCACTTCATCGTCTAGATGCCACTCTAGACGGGTTTTATTATACACAGTTTTCCTTTTATGCAAACCAACTAGGTTTAAGGACTTTTAACTGCCAGATTCTTGCTGGCGGTACTTCCTTCCATTGAGACACAGCCGCCTGGCTAATCCCCAATAGTTTGGCAAGGTCACGCTGTGAGCCTGCGAGCGCTATAAACTTATCTTTATTCATAAGCCAAATTATACATAAGTTGCCTAAAAGCCACACTAGGGAAACTACCTACAAAATAATTGTTGACTTACCGATAAGTTGCCTTATACTTCTATCCATGCCCTAGCAATTCCGCAAGGGGTCTTTTAAGGAAAATCAAATGTCTAATCGTGAATATCTCTCTTGTGCCGAAACTGCAAAATTAGTTCGTGCCGCTCTCAAAGAGTCTTTCCCTGGTATCAAATTTAGCGTCAAGTCCAGCACATACAGTGGTGGCGCTTCTATCAACATCAACTACAAAGACGGCCCAACATACGACCAAGTTAAAGCGGTTGTCGGTATGTTTGAAGGCGCTTACTTTGACGGCATGACCGATTACAAAGGTTCTTGCTACGGCAGTCTTGATGGCCAGGAAGTGCGCTTCGGTGCTGACTTCATCTTTGTTAACCGCGGCTTTACTGTTGATTTCTTAACTCAGCAAGTGGCCAAAGCCTGCGAATACTTTGGCTATGCCATGCCACAGATTACCGACAGCGAATACTCTGGCGCTTACATTGCCGACCGCCTGGATTACGAAGCCAACAGACGCATCATGGGCCAGGTCTCCGAGGTCAGCCTTTGTGCTACCAGCCCAAGCGCCACATTAGCCCGCGTGGGCTTTTTGGGTGACGATGGCTATGGCTATGGCGCTGTTGGCAGATTAGTGGCATAAGGGTAAGTCCCTACAAAATAATTCTTGACATGGGTATAAGTTAGGTTATACTTATATCCATGCCGTAGCAAATAGCAAGCGGTCTTTTAAGGAAATAGCATGAACACCATTCGGTCACTTATGAACATACATGGCAACCGAGTTGCCCACATTGATGATGAGCGCGAATTAGGCAATAGCATCATTGTTACTTTACACGCTGGTTATTATTTTAAAGATGAATTAGGTTGTGGAGTGCGTGGCTTCGACACCTTGAAAGAACTTAAAGAAGGCATCAAAAGCGCAAAAATTGTTTTTGACCCTAAGTTCTACAAAGAATCACAAAAGGTGTCAGCATGAAAGCAGAACACAGCGAATTCGATTGCATGGTGTGCGAACACCACGATGCACCAGGCGTAGACCTTGAGTGCTACTTTGACCCATCCACCGCTAATCTGTGGTTTGTCTATATCGGTGATGCACTTATTACCGACTTACTGCGCGACACAGTAATCCAATCCCTTGAGCGCGGTTACGCCAAAGCCATCCAAGAACAAGTCGACAACGACAAACTTGACTATGCACTTGCCCGTTATGAAAGCAAACACTATGAAGCACTCTAATTACACCCAAAACGCCATCGAAGGCCCTTACACACCAACACGCCCCAGCAAGGCTGACCAGGTAATTCTTTGGCTATCAGGCTTTGTATCTGGTCTTATCTTTGCCCTTTTAATCACAGGAAACTAAATGAAAGTCTATCAAGCAATTAACAAAGTGCAGGCTGATTTAGCCCGCGTAGGCATCTCTAAAGCCCGTACCAATAGCCAAGGCGCAGGCTACAAATTTAGGGGCATTGACGATGTGTTTAACGCCCTCTCACCGCTATTGGCCACACACGGGCTTTGCATCCTTCCACGGATGTTGACCAGAGCCTGCGAGGAAAGAATGTCCAAGTCTGGTGGCAACCTTTTCTATGTGACTGTTGAGGCAGAGTTTGACCTGGTGGCCGCTGAAGATGGTTCTAAACACACTATCCGCACATTTGGTGAAGCAATGGATTCTGGCGATAAAGCCACCAACAAGGCTATGTCAGCCGCTTACAAATACGCGGCCATGCAAGCCTTTTCTATCCCCACAGAAGGCGATAACGATACAGAAAATCACACGCATGAAGTGATGCCTAAATCAAAGGTCAATCACAACGCCATGCAGGACCACATCACCGCGATTAGTGAATCTGCCAATGTCGAGGAACTTCAGACGCGCTTTAAAGAAGCCTACAAAGCCGCAGGCACAGACAAAGAATGGTTAGAAGCCGTAACTGGTGCAAAAGATTTAATGAAAAGGAAACTGAAATGAAAGATATACCAGCATTTCCAGTAAGCGGTGACTGGTCGCAAATTAAAGATAAAGGCATGACCTTGCGTGATTACTTTGCGGCTAAGGCTATGCAAGGGATGTTGTCAGAAAATTCAGGCATCAGATACCCAACTGATGAACTTGTAGATTTTGCTTACAAGGTAGCAGACGCAATGATGAAAGCGAGGGAGGCATGAGCGATATAGAACAACGCACCGAGGAATGGTTTGCCGCCCGTTTGGGCAAGGTTACGGCCTCGAAGGTATCTGATGTAATGGCCAAGACAAAGACGGGTTACAGCGCCACCAGGGAAAGTTACATGACCCAGTTGGTATGCGAGCGACTGTCTGGCCAAAAGGCTGAATCGTTTACCAATGCGGCCATCCAGCATGGGATTGATACTGAGCCGCTGGCTCGCTCGGCTTATGAGGCTTATGCCGATGTAATGGTCGAGGAAGTAGGGTTTGTACAGCATCCACGCATTGAAATGGCTGGCGCGAGTCCTGATGGTTATGTGGGGCTTTTTGGGTGTATCGAAATCAAAGCGCCTCAGACAAGTACACACATCGAGACTTTGTTGACAGAAGCCATCCCATCAAAGTATTACGCCCAGATGCAGTTCCAAATGGCCTGCGCCCAACGCCAATGGTGCGACTATGTGTCATTCGACCCACGCATCAGGCAAGACCTTCAGTTGTTTGTAAAGCGTGTTGAGTTTGATGCGCCTTATGTGGCAACGCTAGAAGAAGAAGTTATCAAGTTCCTAAAAGAAGTTGATGAAAAGGTAAATAAATTAAACAACTTGAAAGTAAAAAATGTCTAAAACACAATACGAAGTTTCTGTTATCACAGGCAAGTACACCAACAAAGATGGGCAAGAAAAGAACCGCTATCAGCGCATCGGCTCGGTTATCGAAACCAAGAACGGACCTATGTTGAAGTTTGACTGTATGCCCATCGTTGAAGGCGGTTGGTCTGGTTGGGCGTACATGAACGCGCCAAAGCCTAAAGATGACTTTGCGGATGTCGACTTTTAATTATGTCGAAGTTCCTTTAACTGAAACTGAAATTATGGTCTGCACATATAT